ACGAATAACCTGACGCTGAAATGCGTTTTCTGGGCTAGGTACTACCTGACCATCCGGGCTAATCAGTTGCATTAGTTTTGATTCTGCTTGGTACATACGATTCTCGATACCATTAATACTGGTGATAAGAAACCCTATCGCCGCGAGCAATACCGGAATTAACGATGTAATGATAGCCTGTATATTCATTATCTAAGCTCATATTTTTTACGCTTTTTTTGTTTGCCAGCGGTAGCCAATGCAATAGCAACAGCTTGCTTTTGACCTTTACCTTCTTTTTTTAATTTGCGTATATTAGCGCTGACTGTCTTAGAACTTTTACCGCTCTTCAAGGGCATTTTAGCAGCCCTTATAACTTCCGCCACGCTTAGCCGCACCCATACCACGAGCAGTCATGACTTTCATACCGTCGCCCATAGGAGCATCTGCAGTTTTGCCGTAAGGAATTTTGCCTTGGCCTTCAATATCCGCATATTCTGTAGCTTTAGGCGCTGCACCTGGCTTGTTTGTTACAATCTTTACTTTACCCATTATTGGTTGCCTCTTTGTTTAAGTAGTTCACGTTGTATGCCCGCATCAATACGCGCCTGTGTTTGTCTTTCTTGACTTGCTAGTCGTGCGTCAAACTGATCTTGACGTTGCTGAATCTTCTGTTGCTCTAATTGTAACTTAGCTTGGTCTAGTTGTGCATCCGCTTGTTCTGCCTGAGCGTCTAACTGAAGCTCTTTCTCTTTCAATTGAACTAATGGATCCGGACCTTCGCCTGCAATCTGACCGCTGACTTGCTTCACTTCCTGCATGCCTTCGGCTACAAACTGAGCAGTTAATGCTGCGATCTCTAATTCTTGCTGAGCGGGGTCTACCTGTATATATTGATCCTGACGGCCCTGCATCTGCTGCATATACTGAGATACCGCCTGCTCCTTAGCACCAATCTGAACATGCTCCATAACATGCTTTTGCAATGACATAGCCATGGCAGGAATCTGACTAACCATAGGTGAAGAACCAAAGACTAAATGCGCCATAATATGAGCACGATGATCCTGACCTTCAAATGCCTTCAACGGCACGGTATCCTATGCATCAATGTTTTCTTGTGCTGGATCCTTCGGCATAGGCTCTGCATCCGGCATCCTGCGTAAAATACGATCAGTATCTCTTACACCCAATGCATGGTACATATCGCTATATACTTCATGCAAATTATGTAATTCAGGGGCTGATTTAGCTAATTCAAGCTTAGCTTGCGCCAACGCAATACGCTGAGCCTGACTAAATATGTTTGGATTGGATACAGGAACAACATCTACACGATCATCAAAATCTTCTGCCTTGATGCTTGAATCACGACCCTCTACTGCATACGGATATTCTGCCGGTAAACTCTCCGCCATAACACGTGCCAGTAACTTGAACTCACAACGCATAGCATAATGTAAGCGCTTGTGTACCGCAGACATCACGCGGGAACCTTGCTCCAACATCGCTACAGTAGTGCCTACCGCCGCTTGCTGATTACCGTCACCTACTTTCAAATCAGTAATGGTCGCAAAGCGTTGACCCGCTTGAACAACAAAACCTAATAGTTGATACAACGTCTGATCCGGACCTTTGAAAGGTAACGGCATCAACGAATCACGGATCGCGCCTCCCGGTGCATCTACATCCCTAAACTCACCCGGTTGCAACGGCTCGTCGTCATCACGTATGCGCATGCCACGTGCTTTAAATCCTGCCGGTAAATTAGACAATGTGCCCGCATCAATTAACTGACGTAATGCAGCAGTCGCCGTGCGAGACAAACCACCAATTGTATGAATCAAGCCTAATCCGTAAAAACCAAATCCGGGTAAAAACTTATAGTGAACAAAATAATTAATCTTCTTCTTCGACGGATCGTCTTCACGATAGTTACGACGAATCGATAACACCTGACCTGTGTCTTGTGAAATCGTTACAATGTAAGGAATCTTGATGCCGGTTGGATCGCCGTCCTCATCAGTATCCTCAAAGCCCTCTAAATCTAAATCAACATGACACTCCATTAAATTACAATCGTAATCAATGTCGCCGTTATACTGACCACTAATCTGTTGCTCAATCTTGTCTATCTCGTTCATAGACGCTTGGGCCGCGGTCACCGGTACGTCACGATAAAATCCTGATAGCTGCTTCTTGCGCAAATCATTCATCGTAATCGTAAATACTTGCGTCACATTCGGACAGGTATCTAGATCAGTCGTGTTGTAAGGAACAACTAACTTCTCCGCCGGTACAAAACTCGATACCGCACGATCTAATACCTCATCATAATAAACTTTCTTAAACGTACTACCCGCCAACGGCAAGTAAAATAACATCTGATCCATGTCTGGCGTGTAATCTTCCATCACATCTGTGATGTAGTAATTCATAAAATCACTTACACGCTGTGCCTGCTGTTGCTTCTCCACAGACTCCTCACCAATAATCGCTGTACGAACAGGACCACCAGGAGGTAATAATTCATTGAACGCTTGCGCTTGAAACTGAGTCGCAGCCTCTGCTAACAAAGGATGAGTCACGCCCGTCGCACCACGGAACGGCTCTGTGCGCTCTTCATAATTTAATCCAAGTAACTCTAAACCCTCAGCGTATGCATCTTCCCAGTCCTGACGCGCTGCTTTGTTGCTATCAAATTCTGATACTAATTCACTGCCTATGGACTGCAGCTCACGCAAAGATACTTTTTCTGCTAGGTTTTCATAAAAATCGCCAGAAGTGTCTGGCATTTCGTTGGGATCAAAATCAACCGTTACCCCACCGTCCTCTTCTACTGATATCTCTATCTCATCGCCAAAATCATCTGTAATAAACTTCGGCTCAAATGCATCAGGCATTTCCAGCTCAACTTCAGCGGCTAATACCTTATCGTCCAGCTGGGACGGTACGTTTTTTTCAATCGCCATATTTTTATCCGGTTAATTTCTAAACATATTCTGAGCTATTGGAGCTAATCCTGCAACTCCGCCGTCTGCAAAATCAGCAACTTCAGTACCTTTAATCTCAATCTTATCGGGATCAAAAATAACATAGGCATCGCTTGGTTCTCCCGCTAAACCTATTTTAACTCTATTTCCAATAAGGCCCAGTTCACTTAACTTTTTGCTCGCGGCATCTTGGCTGCCATAAAGATCTGTCAAATGACGATAAAAAGCCCTTCCATTAACGTCAGACCCATATCGTTTTAAAAAGCCCGTTTCCTCGGCAAGATCTAATAAAGCTTTCCTGTGTTTTGACGGTTGGTTGTATATGTTTGAGTTAAAGTCAAAAAAGTCGTCTTTTGTTTCTTTTAATGCAATATCGTAAATATACCCAGTTCCTGAACCGTCAAACTCTATATCAGCATACTCCAAATCGTCATAAAGCTGCTGAGGCATGTCACTAAAATCAACGTCATTTAGCGCACGATTTATTTTCATCGAGCTACCGTCACTAAAAATAAATCGCGTCGTATTTGCAGCGGTATCAATAAACTTGCGTACCGCGTTTTCAGCTGCATATCCTATGGCATTTACGCCTTCTGAAGGATCTAGATATATGTCTTCAAATTGCTTTGCAATATTGTCATATTCTACAGGACGATTAAACGCATTTCGTCTCGCATATCCTAAAGCAGTGTCTATGTCGTCAGTCCCATATACACCGGGACCCGCTATACCAGTCTCACTGCGTCGAAGCTTATCAAATAAGGCCCCTGAGCCGTGTTTTAAGTTGAAAGCACCTATTAAGCCGGGTAACTGACCAGGGCCCGCGGCTAATCCAGCAACGCCCGCAGAAGGACCCACTACGTTCATTAGTCCCTCCATCAACTCTTCGTCAGCCACTGATATACCACTTAAAGAACGATCCAAAGTCGACAGACCACGGCCAATGCCTCCTGTAATACCGCCCGCTAAATCAAACTGACTTTCACCTGTTTCTACGTTAGTGCTTATAGGCAAAATCATGCCGTACTCATAGCCAGGCTTTTCGGAAACATCTTTTTCAAACTGAGAAGAATAAAGCATGCCATCTATTTCAGGCCGCTCAAAATATCCTGCAACACCACCGTCTTTTTTAAACTCTACTTTCTCTTCTTCCGTTAATGCGTTATAAAAACGATCGTTTAAATTACCTTTAATCTTAAGTGCACTCTCTTGAAGATTAGACTCATCGGAACTCGTAAAGCCCCTATCTACTATATTAAACGCATCTTCAAGCCTACCTTCACCTAATAATTTGACTATTGAAGGTTGATCTACATAGTTGATATATTGTTTTTCTGCCATTCTAATCATTTTAGGATCACCTGAACGCCTTGCTCTAAGTACATCAAGAGCACGCACACCCTCTTCTTCTTGGCTATAATTTAGTCCACTAATTAAACTATGTATGCCTTCGTGAATCGGAGTGGTTTTATCAAATTTTCCCGTAACAAAAATCCGTCTTTGCGTGTCTCCTTCTGCAGGAGGCATATTGGTTCCAGCTATTGTTGTTACTAAGCCCTCTGATAAATAATCTTTGTCTTCAAAACCAAAAGGAACCGAAGAAGTCATCACAGCTTCCTCCGCACCAACACGATCCACTAACGTTCCGGGCTCAAAATCATACTGTAAATAATTTAATAATCCTTCGTTTGCCGCCCGATTCCTTTCTATACTATCTGAATCACCTGCTACAAGCTCTCGAATTAATTCAGCGCGATCAGGTTCGCTAATTTTGTTCGAGTAGTAATCTAGAAAAGCTTGACGTAATTGATCGGAGTTATCTGCCATAAATGATTAATTGTTCCACGTGGAACATTCCTAATAATAAACTCGTTTGCGCACAGTATACCCTTCATCCTCATAATCGTCACTTGGTAACTGAACAAAATTGCCCTGACGATACCGCATCAACGCCTGCGTCATACTATCCACTAAATCATCATTCATGCCATTGGGAAATGCAGCCACTTCCTCAATTAATTCGTCCGCCCACGGCGTGTCAGGCGCCCACACCATACCCGCCTCAAATAACGGCGATACCGCATGTACCCGCGCTACCTTGTCCGAACCTTTACTCGGCGTGAAATTGACCACCGGAATACCCGTTTGACGTAATTCGTGCGTGAGCGGCGTACCACTGGCCTTGGCCTCAATAATGACGGTGTCGGGGTCCCAAAACTCATAATGCTCAAATGCCAACGCCTTTAACTCAGGAAAATCCCAGCGACCCTTCTTACTATCTAACAAAATTAAATTAGGCGGCCCACCTTCGTCTGGATAAAATACACCCCACGTCGTTATCGCACTATAATCCGCCGTCGTCTTCTTACTAAACGCCGTATCATAACTCTGTATCACAAACTGTAACTGAGGGACCGTTTCCCGCCGCCAACGCTTCCACCACTCCCGAGGAATAATAGCATTCTCATCACCCGTAGGATTTTGCTGATATTGCGCGTTCCATTTGTACGGCGGTATCGATGCGCGGACCGCGATTAAATCATCTATAGACCAAAACTCTGGCCAACAAGGAGTTTCTTTAGGGGTCCCTTCCTCAAAAATTGCAGGTAACTCCACTACCTCCCACTGATCCGCCAACGGATCTTTAGCCATCTGACGCAATAATTGACCCGTCATGTCACGCTCATCCCAACGAGTCTGTACCAATACTATCGATCCACCCGGCTGTAAACGCTGACGAGGTCCACCCGTATACCACTCCCACGCATCATCAAATCCAGCATTCGACATCGCCGTCTGCTCCGAATGCGGATCATCAATAATCACTAAATCACCACCACGGCCCGCGAGGTTCGATCCAACACCCACCGCATAATACATCCCACCTTTGTTCGTGTCCCACCGACCAGAGGCCTTACTGTCCGCCGCTAACTTAACATCAGGAAATATCGTCTTATATTCGTCCGACTCCAATAAATTCTTAGTCTTACGTCCAAAATTCACAGCAAGTTCCGTGGTGTGCGTTGCCTGAATTATCTTCATGTCAGGATTCCTACCCATCATCCAGGCAGGAAACAAAAAACTCGCAAACTCAGACTTGGTATGTCGAGGTGCCATATTGATTATTAGACGCTTGAGCTCGCCCCGCGCAACACGCTCCAGCTTCTCAGCAATAATGTGATGGTGACGACCAGCAATGAACTGCGGCCAACAATACTTTACAAAATCTAAAAAATTATTTTGGCAGGCTTCGTGTTTTTCGATTTGCGCTAGACGAAGTTCAAGTTTGAGTATCTTTTCTTCGATCGCGGGGTTGTCTACTACTTCCATAGGGGTCCCTAATGTTTCACGTGGAACATCTTAGCATATAAGACTTTGGCACATAAACTTCAATTTAAAATTTTGTGTAATTGTTTGTGAAAAACATGCAACTGTAAGCCAAACGCACAGCGACCGCCGGTGGTCAGATCGTGAGCAATTTGGCGGTTTTTTGTACAGCTGATTAACCTTTATTGACGGGGGGACCCGAAGAGAATATGCGCGGTCCAGTGCAGTTGGAAGTTAAAATTTTAACTTCCATGCGCGTGGAAGTGATCGCGTTTAACTTCCATGTGTCGCGGTGCGTGGCTACTGGATCAGAGTGATCCGGTGATCAATCGCCTGGTCAATCGACCG